GAAATACTGGGCAAATTAGGTAAGCCCAAGAGTATCCTTAAGAAACCTAGGAGGCTAAGAATGCCGGAAGATGCTATTGTTTTTAGTGAACCGGGAACGGGTATATGCCACCCCATGAAAGCGTGCTTTGATGATGTGCTTCTGCCAGATAAAGTCGAAGTCCAGTGCCCTGAAAGCGAGATACCATTAACACGTCATAAGACAATCGCATTTATTCAGAAGGCACTGGAAGATTCCGCAGAAAAAATATGCCCATGGAGACTTGAGGATAACCCCATACGTGTCTCATATCCATGGTTGATTGACCTTGTGCCAAGGGTTATATTGAATGCCTACCCAGATATCTTAGAAGTTTCCCATCTCACCAAAACAACGATAAGAAACAGAAGGATTATAGCTTTAAGTCTTGTTGGATGTGGTGGTTTCAACATATTGAACGCAATGTGGAGAACGTTTATGGGACAACATGTGTTTTTCAATTTTATATTCACGTTTATGTTAGTTGCAGCGCTCATTCATATGCACAATCAACACGCAGGTTTAGTCGCACATTATTATGTGTCGCGCAACTTACGCTGGAGTAATTTGTTAGCATTGAAGTGGATGCCTAGTTTAATGAAGAAGCGATTATCCGTATTATGGACCCTAGTATTTGTTGCAGGAGCACTCACATTAGTAAGGAACATTGTCGCCAAGATCATAACGCCCATTCGAGAGGAGAAGTGCAAGAAGACAAAACCACCAGTGCAAACACCCAATATTGATGGGGATTGTCAAGGTGGCATCGTATCAATACCCAATGCCAGGCCAGTATGGGGAGGGGTGCAATGCGTCCCTATACTCAAATCAGAAGACCATAATATTACATTCACACAATTGTTTGGAGTTGTGAAGAAGAGCATGGCCACTATTGAATATACGACAGATGATGACAAATACTGTCAGTGCACAGCATTGATTCTTAAATCAGGTCTTATATTAGTCCCAACACATTTTATACCCAAGGTCCTTACAAGGATTACGATATATGTAGGATCACGGGAACATAGCGGTGGTATTATCAAGTGCATACTAGTAAGGAGCGATGGTTTTAAATTGAAGGACAGAGATTTGAGTATATACCATGTCCCCAATTTGGGTGATAGGAAAAATCTCGTGCCACTTCTAGCAAAGGAGATGTCAACGGATACAGTCATTTGCAAATCCCTCTACAAGGACAAAGAGGGTGAACTTAAGGTCAATGATTTCTTTATCAAGGCAGAGTACAGAGAGGGACTGAGAGCGTCATATATCGATAAGTCTGAAGCATTTGATTCGAACGGATTTTGTTATATGCTTAAAGAAATACATTTATTGGGCTTTGTGGCATGATATTGATTTGCAATGCAAAAGTACCATATATACACAGTTACCACACTAGTGGGCGTGATAAATGTGGTGTTTCCCATATGGTGTGTGCTCGAGATATAGTGCAAGCGGAGAAATTCTTGTATGAGAACCAATGTGCCAGAATGAAACCAACGGACATTGGCGAATTCAATATAACGCGTGTCAAAGATTTCACGATGCAAGCACAACCTACGCAGAAATCCCCTTTGATGTTCTTGGACAAGGACACTTCCTTTGAGTACTATGGCACTATCAACACACCAGTAGTCAAATTCAAACATTCAGTGCATAAGACATTGATTCATGATTCTATAAATCAGGTGTTTGATACAGAGCCAAAAGTGGGTCCACCACCGAATGTGCCTACATGGCAACACCATCATGCGTGTATAATGAATACTACAGCTGCAAACATGGGCTTTCCTCAAACCTTGATTGAGCGAGCAACCAAGGACTATTTGGATGGAACACTCGATACTATGAGAGCGAGGGTGGATTTGAGGAAATTAAGTTTGGACCAAATCCTCAATGGTCAGGAAGGTGTCAGAGGCTTAGAACCGATGAATAAACGCACCTCTGCTGGGTTCCCATATTTCCAATCCAAAGCAAAATTATTCGGAGCCAGTGAAGGTGAACCTTTAACCATGACACCAGAGATATTAGCAGATTATAACACAAGTGAGCGAGCATGGTCCGAGAACAAACGATCATATGAGATATTTCATCAATCACTTAAGGATGAACCAGTAAAGAAGACTAAAACGGTCACTAGGACATTCCAGTGTTCAAATCTAAATTTAACAATTGCTCTAAGGAAATACTTTTTACCTTTAGTAACAGAATTAATTACGAAGCCAGATGTGTATGAATTGGCTGTCGGTTGTAATGCTGAAGGTCCCGAATGGCACGCTCTCATGTTGATAATTTCCAAATACGGTGATGATAGGATTGTTGCAGGTGACTACAAAAACTACGACCAGCGGATGAGTAGTCAAGTGATATGTGCAGCATTCAATATTTTGATTGAGTTCGCAGCAGCAGTTGGATACAATGACGAAGATTTATCGATGATGAGGGCAATAGCTACGGAAGTTATTTACCCGGTGATTCATATGAACGGCGATATTTTTAAGCTGTTCTCTTCTGTGACTTCTGGTAATAGTCTTACAACCATAATCAATTGCCTGTGTAATTCGTTGTTGCATCGCATGTGTTATTTTGGTTTAGCCCAGCGTTTTAAAATTGAGGTTCCCCCATTCAAAATCGTATGTAGCCTTCTCACCTATGGTGATGATTGCGCCGATTCCGTACGACCAGGATTTGATTGGTTTGGACATACTAA